GAAGGAGAAGATAGTGAAGTTGGTGGAGTTGTAGTTATGACTAAAAAAGACTTTAATGCTTGGGCTAAAGAAAACCTAAAGCAAGAAGAGTTTCATGCATAAAAATAGTATCTTTACCTAATGGCAAGAGGCAGAAGAAGTAAAGGTGGAAAAGGAAAACGAAGTAATAAAGACCCTTACCGTTCTAATTTAGAGCGTGAGTTTGCAAAGAACCTTAAAGCAAGGAGTGTAGATTTTGGGTATGAAACCGAGAAGATAAGTTACGTTATAGACCATAAGTATTGTCCTGACTTTATTTTAGAGAAGAAAGATGGTACTACTATGATAATCGAGGTAAAAGGTTTTTTAGATTCTAGTGACCGCAGGAAGATGCTCGCTGTAAAGAAACAGAACCCTGATTTAGATATACGATTTATATTCGGGGATAGCCAAAAGAAAATAATAAAAGGTAGTAAGACTACATACGCTATTTGGAGCAAGAAGAACGGCTTTAAATTTGCGGATAAGTCATTGCCTTCTGAATGGAAAAAAGAATTATTAATTAATATATTAAATTTGTGATATGAGAATAAGAAAGAAAGTGCCTAAAGTAACTAAGCGAGATAGAATAGTTAAAGCCAAAGCCAACGCTAGTATTCTAAAGAAAAAGATTAAATCAGCCCCAAAGAAGGGGAGGGTAGTAGAAAGCCAGTCACCTAAGACTGGAGAAACCACATACTCACTAAACAAAGACTCTACTAAAGAGGCAAAGAAAATGGCTATAAAAAGAGTAAACACTAAACTCAAGGCTCAGAAAAAAAACATTAGGAAGACACATTCTGCAGCTAAAGCTAAGGCTAAAACCTCTACATTAGCATCTAGGGGGATTAAAACAGCTCCAAAATCACAGAAAGCGTCAATTAAATCATCCACAAAGAGAAGTAAGGCGTTAGCTAAATCAACTCATAAGCTAAGAAAGGCAGGTGCAGGAAGCGGTTTTTGCTCAACGGGAGCTGGAGGCTCTCCATCTTGTAATTCCACATCTAGAGCAGCGAAGAAATCTGCTATGTCTAAGAGAAAGGTAAAAACAAAGGTTCGTTATAGAAGATAATAAATATAATAATGGCAAAGAAGGTTAGTTGGAAATACGGTGGTAAGAATTATAGCGGGACTCTTATAAGAGAAACCAAAACTCACAAATATGCGAGAACTACTAACGGTAAAATTAAAACCATAAAGAAAAAGTAATGGCTACACCAAGAAAGGGAAAAGCAAAAGTTAAAATTACCTCCACTGGAAAGAAAGTAAGTTACGGTCAGGCAGGTAAAGCTAAGAAGGGTGGTTCTAGGGTAAAGGTAGGTACACCTAAAGGAGATAGTTATTGTGCAAGAAGTTTAGGTATAAAGAAAAAATTATCTAAGAAAAAACAAAACGACCCAAACACGCCAAACAACTTATCACGCAAGAGGTGGAAGTGTTCGGGGGCAAAATCTAAAAAATAAAAAAGATGGCAAAAACATTTAAGATGCACAATATGTATAGCAAAACAGGCGTAAAGAAAGTAGCTAAGACAATGGCACAACATTTATCTTTAAAGAAAAAAGGATATACTCATACTAAAAAGAAATGAATTGTAGGTTTATAGGTGCTAATTAATAATACGTTACCTTTGTAATTATACGTCTAAATATTCAAATAAATCTGCTACATCTAGGAACAAAAGTTCGTTATAAAAAATAATTATGGTTAAGAAAAATAAAGCTAAGTGTAAAACCAAGACTAAGGCTGTTACAAATAAGAAAAAAGGAACTACAAAAACTAAGGTTGTAAAAAGAGGTTCGAGAGGTTACTAAAAGTACTACTCCTAAGAAAAAGAAATGAAACTACTAATTAAAAGATTTAGCCACGAAGAAAACCAAACACTAGGCTATGCAATCGTTTTTAACGAGAATAACGGGGTTCAATATACATTCAGTACGTTAGAGTTGCCTTGGAAGGAGAACGCTAAGAGGATAAGCTGTATTCCAGTGGGAGAGTATAAGGTAGTTAAGCGTTGGTCTGATAAATACAAAAGACATTTCCACGTTTTAGATGTACCTAATCGCTCTTATATTCTTTTACATAGCGGAAACTACAATATACACACATTAGGTTGTATTCTTTGCGGTAAAGAGCATTTAGATATTAATGGTGACGGAGAAAGAGACATAACATCATCTAAGGCTACAATGAAAAAACTTAATGAAATTCTTCCCGATGAATTTACTATGGTGATTGAGGGCTAATACGCAAAAGCGTTACACAAAACGTGTAATCCGTAACAAATTTATCAAATATTTGTGACGAAGAAAAGCCTTTATTTCTTCGTTAAATTTTCTAACCATACCACAATCACGTTACCCACCATTAGGCTTATCAGGTAATCCCATCCAATATTTTACAGTACTTATTTTAAATGTGTTGTGGTCATCATCGTGCCACATTTCACCAAACTCACTATCATTTTCAAGCCTTGATATTACAATGTCTATATTATCAATAGGGTGTACTAATACTCTAATACCCTCTTTTGGTTTCTGTGTTTTTATATTAATCCATTTCATAATATTCTATTAGTCTATCTAAGTACTCTTTAGCTTTCCTTAAATCCTCGATACCGTTCTTTTCTTTCCATCGTCTAATGTACTTTAGGATATTACCCTCACAGAAACCTATATCGTTATCTAAGCAAAACTTTATAACATCGTTATCTGATTCGTAGTGCTTTGGCTTTATTTTATTTTCACTCATCTGTTTTAATATTATGTTCTTTTCTGTATTTAATTTCCGCAATATAAAATGGAAGATATTTATTATCAGGTCTATACTTAGAGTGCGGTATTACTCCATTATGCAATTCAATTCTATTTGCTATAATAAATTTTTCTTTCATAATCCTAAAAATATAATTGCAAACATAATAATCATTAGTATTCCCGTTGCTACTTCTGCCGTGTATTTCTTCATTGTCTTTTTATTTTAGTTTAATAATCTCTATTATTTTTAGTACCCTGCAATATCAAAAGGCTATCGTGTTGATATTCATAATTTATTGTTTTTAAATAATTTCTAATTCTACTTCATCAACCAACCCTAAAAGCATTTCTAAGTTTCCTCTTGTTAGGGTTAGATAAGCATAGTCTTTAGTGTTTAAATGTACGCAACCGTCATTATGAAACTTACAATCTATAACATCTAATTCTGCATCCACTATTTTAGCGGTAATAGTTTCCCCTTCAATGATTAGCTTATCCCTTTCTGGGCAAAGAGCATCTTCAATATTAAATTCTTTCTTTTTCATAGTTTTAATTTGATACAAATATAAAAAGAGCCTCTACATAGCAAAGGCTCTTTCTGTTAAAAATATTTAAAAGGATTCTTAAAAGTTGTGTGTAAGCCTACTTATCTGTCCTAATTCTGGGTGATGTATAAATGCTTCAATAGCAACCTTTGCCCCAAAGTAGCCCGAATTTTTGTGCCATAAATCTACTGCGCTAGGAGAACGTAGGTACTCAACAGTCATGCCTATAAAGTCCTTGCCGCTTCTGAACTTAAACATATCTTTATGGTGTATGTGATGTAAATAAGCATATCTGTATTCTGTTTCAGCCCACATTTGCTTCTCTTCGTGAGCGGCAAGATATGGTATTTGGTCTAGCTTGCACCCATCACCGTGTGAGAAAGACAGCATATTGACTCCATACTTAGCGTATTTTCTGTGTATATTACTAACGTCTAACGTTACGTTTTTATTATTATGAAAGTAGCAACTAACAGCATCTGCTAACATAAATCCACTCATATAATCGTGATTGCTCGGACAATGGATGACATTAACGTGCGCTATTGTGGTAAGTCTTTGTATTATCTGACAATAAACAATTCTAGCTATCTTAAAGTTGTCATACCACATCCCATCTGTATCTTGTGGAGTTCCAGCGGTTGTCGTTCTCTTAGTGTTGTCGATATGGAGTATATCATTACCTATTACAAAGTAAACCATATCTATATTATACGGCTTAGACTTGTCTATCAGTGATTCACTTCCTTCAATTGCTCTGCTAATCGCTAAGTCTACATCGTAGTATTCACCCGTTCCTTGCATTGTGGCTAACTTACCTATATGTAAATCAGCTATATCTAAAATAAGACAATGAGCATCCTTTATATTCTTTCTCTTGTATTTCTTAACTTTAGGGGATAGCTTACTCATCTCTGTAATCATATCCTCTTTAATCAAATCGTAGTCTACAACCTCGTCTTTAAAGTCAACGTTCTTAACTAATGTAGATGTTCCCGTTTCAGAATCTTTTACCCAAGCCACCTTCCAAGAGTTAGCTGTTATATTGTTTCGGTGTAAGGACTCATCTATAATAGAATCTAACTTTCCGTTTCTCCTCTTAATATACTTCCTTAGAGCATCTACTTTACTATACTCAACATCTCCTAGTATTTCTCTTGCCATTTTACTCCAATCAGACCTACCAGAACCTAAAAGTCCATCTATTTTAGTGTCATATTTAAACCACTTACTCATAACATTTGATTTTAGTTTTTACGAATATACTCTATTTTTTTATTTCTATATCCTGTAACCCTTTTGTTTTAAACATTTTGAGGTGGTTTCCGTCAATAAAAGGGCAACTACTGCGAAATCCACAGACAGATTTACAGAACATATTACGCTCTCCTTTTTCATCTAATAGTTCTTTGTAGTCAGGGGTAAACATTCCCTTCATACCCATTTTTTCTACCTTTAATCTACCCTCAATCTCTAGTATTCTGCCTTCAACGAACTCAATAGCCTCATCCATATCAGCCTTATTGAACTTAATAACCTTTGGTTTGTCCCAAAATTGAAAGAACTCAAATATAAGCTGTTCGGGGTATTGTCCGTGTATTTGATGATAGCCATAAGCATAAACGTATAACTGTCTAGCCTTTTCTTTTACGTTTTTTCTTGTGAATCGCTTGCTTATTTTGTAATCCCTAATGGTTAAATTGCTCTTTCCATCACTATCAACGCTTACCCTATCTACAAAGCCTTGAAATTTCTTGCCCGAAGGAAGGGTAAATTCTAGGTGTTCCTCCACCGAAACAGTTTCACCTAACAGCCAATTAGTATTCTCTTTAGTAAAGAAGGGAAGTGTTTTATTATAGTAATGTTCAGCGGCTTCTACTAGTTCACCTTCTTTATTGTAATATCCAAAAGGGTTATCTAATCCATCAACAGCATCGTACCAGCTATTCTTAACGGCTTCTAAGCAATCCTCTTGCGTCATTTCGTCTTTAGCTGCGTGTTCCATTAGGTCGTGTTCAAATTTTCCCCCGACATTCCATATGTTATCTTCACCTTTATTTTCTAGTACATAGTTTTGATAAAATGCAGCTAGGCAAGTGTAATTAACTCTACTCCAAGAGTATGTTGTTTCTTTCATACTAAATCCTCCTTAATGTTTTCTATTATTGCTATTAGTTTCATATCTCTATCCTTTAATTAACCATTCTTTTTCGTAACTTTCCTTTGGGTTAGCGTGAATATATAAATGCCCTTCACGGCTGACTGCCATCCAAAGAGTAGAATCTAGTAATCTTTCTCCATTTCTTTTCATTTTGTGATGAATTTCCGTTGCATCTAGGTTTGGATAAACTTCACACTTAGGGTTCTGCTCTAAAAATAATCTTCTTAAAATGGTGTAAGCTTGATTCATCCTAGCCCTTTTAGATGACACTTGCTTAATCTTTTGCCTTACTTTCTTGGTTTTTGTTTTAGGCTTGTATTTAGCGGAGCAATCTTTACAACCAAACTTTTTAGTAAAGTAATAACACAGCTTACCATCTTCTGTGTTGTTAGGGTCTTTACAGGGTTTCTTTTTGTTAATCATTCAAACATATTTTTTCGTGCCTTAAAAATCCGTTATCCAACAGTTGCTAAGGAAACATTGCTACGCACCA